AGCATTTAGTGTTACTGCTAACGTAATAGGCGGTAACATTGTTACTGGCGGGTTGATTACTGCTACTGGTAATATTCAAGGCGGTAACTTGTTAACAGGTGGATTGATATCAGCTGCTAGTACAATTACCGGCACAACAATTACTGGATCTACATTAAGTTCAACAGGTAACGTTAATACTGTAGGCATTGTTGGTACTGGAAATATTTCGACTACTGGTAACGTATCGGCTGCTACACATATTGGTACTGCTGTTTCTGTAACCGGTGCAATTACTGGCGGAACTATTACCGGTAGCACATTAAGCTCAACAGGTAACGTTAATACTGTAGGTATTGTTGGTACTGGTAACATTTCAACTACTGGTAACATTACTGGTGGTAATATCTTAGGTAGTGCCGTTTCTGTATCGGGCAACATAACTGGCGGCAACGTTAACACCAGTGTTATTGTTGGCACTAACACAGCAATTAACTCAACTGGTAATATTAGTCTTTCTGCATCTAGCAACGTTATACTAACTAACCAAACATATATTAATAACGTCAGAGATCCTCTGCAATTACAAGACGCCGCAACTAAAAACTATGTTGACTCGGTAGCTCAAGGTCTTGATATTAAGGCATCTGTAGTATACGCTACTGCAACAACTCTTCCGGCATACGCATATAATAACGGTGCAGCAGGCGTGGGTGCCACAATTACTGGCAGCTCAAACGGTGCATTGAGTGTTGATGGAAGTGCAGTAACAACAGGACAGCGTATTCTTGTTAAAAACGAAACATCGACTAATGCACCTTACAACGGTATCTATACTGTAACTAACACAGGTAGTGCAGGTGCAGCCTATGTTTTAACAAGAGCAACAGATTTTGATACTGGCACAGAAATTGCATCAGCATTTACGTTCGTTGAAGAAGGTGCAACAAACGCGGATACTGGCTGGGTTTGTACTAACGCAAGTACTGCTGTTATCGGTACCACAAACATTGCATTTTCACAGTTTTCTGGAGCAGGTACATATTCAGCTGGTACAGGTTTAACACTAACCGGTACAACATTCTCAGTTAATGCAAGTCAAACACAAATTACATCAGTTGGTACGCTAGGATCATTAACTGTTACAGCTAATACAACATCTGGTAACTTATTAACAGGTGGTTTGATTTCTGCAACCGGTAACATTACCGGCGGTAACGTACTTGGCGGTGCTAACGTTAATGCTACGTCACTTACAGGTACCACTGTTTCTGTTAGTGCTAACATCACTGGCGGCAACTTGCTGACAGGCGGCTTGATATCGGCTGCGTCAACCATCAACGGCACTACAATTACTGGTTCTACTTTAAGTTCAACTGGTAACGTTAACACAGTAGGTATTGTTGCAACAGGCAACGTATCAGGTGGTAACTTATTAACTGGTGGATTGATTTCTGCAACAAGTACAATTACTGGATCTACATTAAGTGCTACAGGTAACGTCAATACAGTAGGTATTGCTGCAACAGGTAATATCTCAACAACTGGTAACATCAGTGGTGGCAATATTATTGGTACACTAGTTGGTGGTGCAATTACTGGGTCAAGCGTAAGTGTAAGCGGTACAGTAACGGCCGCTACAGTTAACGCTGCTACTATTGGTAACTCAGGAGCGGCATTTACTGGTGCAAGTGTTTCAGCAGCTACTATCGGTAACGCTAGTGCTACAGTTAACGGTGCTACAGTCAGTATTACTGGTACTGTAACAGCCGCATCTGTTGTTGGTGGTGTAATGACCGGTACAAGTATATCTGTTTCTGGTGCAGTTACAGGTGCTGGTATTACAGGCTCAAGTTTAACAGTATCAACTGGTAACATCAGCGGTGGCAACATCAATAACAACAACACAACTGGTGTTGGTAACATTGGTACATCAACCGTTACATTTAACACTGTGTTTGCTAAAGCAACATCGGCACAATACGCTGACTTGGCAGAACGCTATCTTGCTGATGCTAGTTATGCACCAGGTACAGTTTTAGATTTTGGTGGTCAACACGAAGTTACAATTAGTTCTGCATCTAGCAGCCCACGCATTGCTGGTGTTGTATCTACTGAACCAGCACATGTCATGAATGCTGCACTCGAAGGCGAGTATACCGCAGTAGTTGCGTTAACTGGACGAGTCCCAACATCAGTCATAGGCACAGTACGCAAAGGCGATATGATGGTATCAGGAGGCAACGGTGCTGCTGTTGCTTGTGCTACTCCAGCGATAGGTACAGTTATTGGTAAGTCATTAGAAGACTTCAACGGCGAATCTGGTGTAATTGAAATCGTAGTCGGACGCTTATAATCCAACGAGCTCGCTTTGCTCAACAGCAGCGAGCTTTTGCTGAACAACTTCTAAATTTACAGTATTCCATAATCCAGGGTGCATTGGCCTAGGCCAAGTACCATGTTCAATCCATGCATATCCTATGTGTTCGTGATTTAGTACAGGAATAAATTCTTCTTCAACAACACACACCCAAGTATTGTACTCAAATATAGAGTCTGCCGAAGTGAATTTTTCTAATGGCATTAAACGTGTGTAATTAGGCATGCTGCCCAATTCTTCAACACATTCTCGTTCCATACCCCCGAGTAGTGTTTCGCCTGCTTCTACTTTGCCACCAGGTAGTCCCCAGGTCCCGGGGTGCTTAGGATCATTTCGTAAGAGATAAAGATAGCGGCCAGTTTGGTTGCATAAGAACCAAACTCCTACTGCTTTTACAGAACCAGGCTCCACGCCCCTGGCGGGTACACGCCTTGATAACTCTTTATCCATTCTTGACCAGTCCATTCGTATTGTGTACCTGTAGTTATGTTAGTAACATACTCAGTGTTAGTAATATCTGAACTAACAAAAACAACACGCCAGCGAGTCCCAGACCATTCGATAATATCGTTGGCTTTGGCTACGAGAGGTTGTCCAACTTCGCCTAGCCAAGAACTTGGGTTACCGAAATTGTCTTGATCACCAGTATCTTCTGTAAGCAAATATCGTTGTCCTACTGTAGGCAACGGAAGTCCTGCACCTGGACCGCTTGCTAGAGGATCAATAATAGCATCAATTGGAGATAATGTATTTTGTGGAGCAGTGTCTGGATCAACTGTAAACAGCACCAAACGATCATCCGTTGGATCAACAACAATAGTACCCACAATTGGATTAAGAGTATCTGGGGCTGCAATAGCAGGACGATTTAACCGTATTTGAGAAATACCTGGACGATATGCACCGTACATATTAAGCACAGCAGGCCACAGCAAATTACTATCTCCAACAATAGCAGTAGGAGTCAAATCTTCGTAACTGCCATTTGGAACAATGGTAGGATCATACAAGCACTGAATTTTGTTGTCAATGACAACCAATTTGTAATTGTATGGTGTAAACATTTGGCGTGTGCCTAGCAATAAGTCGTTGTTAGTAATAGCATCAGCAGCATCCCCAGACGGATCAAAGATACCAGCAATAACACGCTCAATAACGCCTAATTTCTTAATCTTAGCAGGACTAGAAATCCAGATAGGGGCACTAAATTTCATAGTCATGATATCAATAGGGTTTTCTGTGCCCATTGGAATAGTTCTGCTGGTCCAAATAGTTTGATCTAGATACAGCACACTTAGACTTGACCAATCAATGTAGTTGTCTGTGCTTTGTATTTCTAAACTAGGATTGAACAATGTAGATACTTGTTCAAATATTTGTAGCTTTTGATTAGTATTAGAAGTCCAAATATCTAAGCTAAGTGTTAGTTTGTAAGGCACAGGCATTAGGCGTTCTACAGTAAACGCATTACCTTGTGTTGTATCATATGTTTCTGTGTCAGGATCATACTTGCGTTGACGTACTTGTGTGTTACTTACAAAGCTAGGATCTTGTAATCTATCTCTAGCATAGTCTAAACCAGAAATGTAAAATGTCATCAGTGGAGTAGATGGCAAACTGCTGGCTGAGTTTTCTTGAATAATAGTTTGAGCGTTGCGACTAGCATCACCATAACGCACAGGCACACGCAACAATGTAGCATTGTTGACACCGTCATTTTCGTTGCCGTACATCACTTGAAAGTTACTAAAGATTCTAGTAAATTGAAGCAAGTACTTGCGTATCTGAGCGTCGTAGAAAAATTGTTGCATAGTTATCCGTAATAAGGTGGTGGGTTAGGCGGCAAGTTTCCACCTTGGTTACCGTTGTCTGCTTTGGGTTTAAGTGCTTGACTCAAACTCTGACGTTGTGGGATATTACCCTGATCCGTTGTTGGCGTAGTGTATGTATTGTTAACAAAGCTAGAGCGTAGAGTTTGGTTGTTAGGACCGTTGTTAAGATCTGTACGAACTTTATCTTCGATGCGTATCCACATAACACCGTTAAAACGGAACAAACGATTTGGTTTGTAATCTAGACGCAAGCAATAATCTCCAGAAACAGGATCAACAGGGAAACTTACACCAGGTGTTACTGGTAATCCGTTAGGAGCAACACCATCACCTGTTAAGTAACCAATTGTGTAACCATCAGAATCAGGAGTAACGTTCATGCCGCCTTGTGTACCATCAACTGTAGTACCACCTATTGTAGTTAAGCTAGTTGGGTTAGCAGGCTGTCCATCCGCAGTTAATGCTTCGATGTAAAACTTTGTAACATCATAACCAGATTTAGGAACTTCTGTATCTGCTTGAGCTAGTATATCATCATTAATAGACAAGTCTTTGTTTCTTGTACTTTGAATGTCGCTAATGGTAGGTGGGGTATACGGTACCCAGTAATTTGTGTCTGTTATATCTGTGCCAGCAGGAACGTTTTGAATAGCTCTGTAGTATTCATCTCCTTGGTTAACAATAGTGTTTGTAGGATAAAAATTATCATTATCCCAAATATTTTCTTCCACAAATGGCTCGTCTAATATTTTAGCGTATTCTTGTTGATTAGTTAGCGGAGTTGCTTTGATCCGCCACAAATGTGGTAACCATGTTTGACTAAATCCTTCGGATGCAAAGTTAGCATCTTGAATTACATAATATCTTGGTAGCGATTTTGGAATAGCAGAGTTCAGCGGATTGTAATCTTTTAAGTTTGGCACTTCAATAACATCGCCGTTCATTAACTTGCGTCCGAACGTATCAATCATGTCGTTGTAGTGGAACGTCATGAATAGTGTGTCTGAATTTAAAAATAAGCCAAATTGCGTTAAATCAAAATCTACGTCTTGAGTGCGATAAACGCCACGCATAACAAAAATATCAGGATCATAAATTCTGTCGCGGTTTTCAAGCAATAACAAGTCTTGAATGTTTAACACACTTTGAGTTTCGTAAACAGGTTGTGTAGCATCAAAGTTGCCAGAGCCTGGAACATCGGCACCACCGGTTTGTGCCCCTAAGTATTTGTGGACGTAGATATCCAAACCGCCAACAGTAAACATTTCACTGATTGTGCGGTCAAAAAACTGGTAATCTTTTGTGCGATTTGGGCGGTATAAACTTAAACGTGGCATAGTAGTACTATTTAGTTACCGGTTGACCATAAATTGGACATCTGCTATAATTACGTTTGTAATCAGCAATTTGGAGCCAAAATGAAAGTAGCTATCAAGCCAGTTAAACCCCTGAACCCACGCAGTTCAGACACAAACGTTATGGGTATGGAACCTACATGGAAAACCCAGCCTACAGAGCATCGTATCAGTGCGTTGAGCAAGGCATTTACTTGGTACAACTACTTTTATGGCAAGAAAGATGCTCGCGACATGATTGTAAACTACCTTGAAGCACATGATCGCAAGGCTGATGTGCGATTGCTCAAAGGTATCCCAGACAGTGCAGTTCGTTTGACCACAGGCTGGTTGTGCCGCATGAGCATGGTGGGTTTGGAATTAAGCGATCACGAACAAATCCAGCTGGATAACCAGCTTCGTGAGATTTTGGATAGTAAGCAATCGGAAGTTGAAGAAGTCGCAGATGAGCCTGCGGTTGCAAAGCCCAACATTCAAGACCGTTTGCGTGAAAAAGTAAGCGAGTGTAATGGCGAACTTGACGGCTTGTTTGACGAGTTCCTGTTAGCAGGCTCTAAAATGACAGCAGACTTTAAGCCAATTGTGTTGATGCGTGGACTTAACGTTGCACCGCAAATGGTTAGCCAGATTGCTGATAACTGGAAACGCAAACTCGCTGAATTTGAGCGTGTGGTTGAAGGCAAAGACGCACAATTAGTTGAAGGCTACAGTCATTTGTCTAAGATTCAACTTCGTAATGTTATCAAGTTTTGCGAAGCTGTGATCAACGACTGTGGTGCATACGTTCAGATTAAGAAGGTAGAACGCAAGCCACGTAAAGTCAAGGCAGTGCCGCCAGAGAAAAAAGCAGCCAAGTTTAAGATTTGTGCAGAGTTTGCAGAACTTAAACTCAAGTCGTTGCCTGCCGCACAACTTGTTGACAAGAGTGAAGCGTGGTTGTATGACAGCAAGAAACGCAAACTCATTCACGTTGTTGCAGATGAATACACCAAGGTGTTTACAATCAAGAACAATGCGGTGATTGGTTTCTCAACTGTAGAGACTTTGCAGAAAACTGTGCGTAAGCCAGCTGAGACTTTAAAAGCTATTATGGCATCTGGGAAACCAGCGGCACGTAAAGTCTTTAAAGATATCAAGACAACAGAAACTGCATGGAACGCCCGCGGTACTGAAAACTTGGTGATTCTCAAGGCCTGGTAAATATGCCATGTACATAATACACGACGAGGATCCTAGTGATCCTCGTTATTTTATACCCAATATTGAATTTTATATAACCAACGTTTGTAATTTGGCATGCTCTAATTGCAACCGCTTCAACGACCATGACTTTAAAGGATGGCAACGTTGGAGCGATTATGCTGAACAATATAAAGAGTGGGCCACGCACGTTAGACTACAGCGTGTGACTATTTTAGGTGGCGAGCCTTTGCTCAACCCAACTATATGTGATTGGGTAGACGGCATTAATCACCTGTGGGGCAAAACAGTACAAGTGCTAACAAACGGCACCCGCCTAAATCATGTGCCTAACTTGTATGATCGTTTAATACAATTCAGCGACCCCACATTCCCCTGGGTTAAAAACTGGTTTGGTTTTAGTTTACACAATGTATACGACAGGGAACGATGCTTTGAAGAAATAAGAAAATTCCTCAAAGGTGATATCACACATTACAGAAGAACAGATCCAGGCAACGAAGATGGTGCGTTAACATCTGGTGCTGACCATGCGTGTGTAGACAGCAATAGGCTGCGAGTACATGTATGGGAATATGATTCTTTCTACAATGCCGCAATACAAAGAAACAATCTCGGCCAACTAGGTCTGTACAACAACGATCCAGCTGAGGCACATAGGTTGTGCGGATTCGCAAGATACAAGTGCTATCATTTTATTCGTGCAAAATTATACAAGTGCGGCCCAGTAGCGTTGTTTCCGGAATTTGATCAACAACATCCGCTGGCAATATCTGATGAAGACCGCAGGCTAATAAACAGTTACTTGCCTTTAAGTGCTGATGAGTTTACACAACGTGGTGCAGACTTTTTAAATCATATTGATGACATAATTCCGCAATGTAAGTTTTGTCCCACTAATGAAGAAAATGCAAATAAAAAATTATTTGCAGTAAGCAAAAAAGCTGGTGCAACCAGCGGGTATGACTAATATGAAAAAAGTATTATTAACTCTAGGCGACAGTTGGCCTGAAGGTGTTGAACTAAATTTCGGTGATCGCCGCTATGGGGAAATTCTAAAACAGCGTATGGGATTCGATGAGTTTTACAACTACGGACACGGCGGCACCAGTAATGAACACCTAGTATCACAATTGCAACGTTATTTCGATAATCACTATCGTCCTGACCACAAAACAACAGCGATATTCTTTTTAACTAACCCACATAGAACAGCGTACTGGCATAGAGATTCAGATTTTAACGTACACGGAGAATACCGGCAACACTGGAACAGCGAAGCTAAAGAAGTGTTCATGAAGACTTGGTTGCATTTCCATTCAGATGATGTTACTATATCAAGAAGCAGTTTGGCAATAACTGCACTACAAAAATGGTGCGAAATAGCTGGCATTGATGATTACTATTTTTCTGGTTGGGTCAAATATCCTAAATGGTTGCCAATGGTAAACACAGATAAAATCTGGGCAAAAGGACAAGAAACAGCAGGTGATTGGTTTGGGGCAAGTGACCACAACGGAGAATGTTTAATAAACGTTGAAACTAACCAGTATATTAGACCCAATCGTCAACATCCTAACCAACTAGGGCACGAATTGATTGCAGACAAGCTACAGGCTTGGATACAGTCCCGCCAAAATTGCTAAATACACCATCGGAGTGTTTATGGCCCAAGATACATTATCAGAACTAAAGCAAAATTTAATCGAATACGTTAAGCTACAACTTGGCGGCGATATTATTGACCTTGAGTTAGACCCTTCGCACTACGAAGCAGCTTATACAAAAACACTTGGCACTTACAGACAACGTGCCAACAATGCTTACGAAGAAAGCTATAGTTTTTTTGAACTAGTTAAAGACATGAACGTTTATACACTTCCGCAAGAAGTAGTAAGCGTTCGTCAAATCTTTCGTAGAACGTTTGGCGATGCTACTGGACCATATGCATCAAACTTTGACCCATTTGCTCAAGCAAGTTTAAACGTTTACTTAATGAACTTTAACGTTGCTGGCGGCCTCGCCACTTACGACTTTTATTCTCAGTACACTGAGTTAGCCGCTAAAATGTTTGGCGGTTATATGAACTACACATTCAACCCGGTTACTAAAAAGTTGCAGTTGATTCGTGATCCAAAAGGCACTGGCGAAAACGTGTTGATTTGGACATACAACCTAAAGCCAGAAATTAACTTGCTAAGTGATTTCCAGATTAGTCAATGGATCCGCGACTACATGGTTGCTAATTGTAAAATGATCATTGGTGAAGCTCGTGAAAAGTTTGCTACTATTGCTGGCCCCCAGGGCGGTGGCAGCTTAAACGGTACAGCTATGAAAGCCGAAGCCAAAACGGCAATGGACGAATTAATCGGACAGTTAACAAATTATGTGGATGCAAGCCAGCCGCTAACTTGGGTAATTGGATAATTGACATTATTCTAAGTGTATGCTATACTAACGCATGCACTTAATGATTGACTTAGAAGGTTTAGCAACTGGACCAGATGCTACTATCCTAACTATTGCTGCTCAAGCCTTTGACCCTTTTGGGAACGGGCATTATGAGCAATTTTATTATGCTCGTGTAACACTAGAAAGCCAAGAAAATCGAATGATTGACGACGGCACAATTGAATGGTGGGCCACCCAACCTGCTATTGTACGGGATGAAGCATTTAACGAAGAGGGACGCATCCCGTTAGATCAAGCTCTAGACGAACTGGGCAAGCTAATTTGGCATTCTAAGTTAATTTGGGCCCAGGGCCCAACATACGACATGAACATTTTAGAACATGCGTACAAGAGCTATCACAAGCCCCTGCCTTGGAAATACTATATGGTGCGAGATAGTCGTACAGTATTCAGCTTGTGGCCTAGTCAACCTATCCCTCCCACAAGTCACCATGCTTTAGAAGACTGCCGCAGACAAATCGGCATGCTACAAAATACACTTAAACACCTCAACGTTACGGAACTAAAATGACATTACCTAAACTTCTGATTATCGGACACGCACGCCACGGCAAAGACACAGTATGCGATATTTTGCGTGAAGACTTTGGATATAGTTTTCGTTCTAGCTCAGATTTTTGTGCTGAAAAGTTTATCTATGCAGAGCTAAAAGACAAGTACGGATACACCAGCTATTCGCAATGCTTTGAAGATCGTCATAATCATAGAGCAGAGTGGTATGACATGATTCACAATTATTGCAAAGATGACTATGCTAAGTTAGGGCGTGAAATTTTTGCTGAAAACTCAATCTATTGCGGGTTGCGTAACAAAAGCGAGTTTCACGCTATGAAGAACACTCGTGTATTTGATTATGCTATCTGGGTGGATCGTAGTGATCACTTAGCATTGGAATCTAGAACTAGCATGAGCTTGGAAATCTGGATGGCAGATTACGTTATTGACAACAACGGTACGCTAGATGACTTAAAGCGTAACACACGAGATTTGATTACAAATCTGGTTCAAGGTCGCCCTTCTTCCACACAAGATCCGAGCGTTTAAGTTCTTCTGCACAGTTTAAACAAACTGTTTTTAAGTTCTTAAGTTCGTAATGGTTTAAGTTACCATCAACGTGATACACTAACAACTGTGCTGGATACTTTGCTCTAAACCCACATTTATCACATGTGGGTTTTTTCTTATAGCCACCTGATTTCCAGCGTGGCTCACGTGCTTTAAGACCTTTTCCTTTCCTTGTACAACTCTCACACCGACTACGATAGTGTGTAACATCCTCACGGATGTAGTTTACAGCACAAGGGCGTTGATTGCAGGCTTTGCATATAGGTCGCATACGGTATTTAGCGGTGGACCTTTGACAAAGGGTGCTATAACACCCGCTTTTTTACCTTTATCAATAAATATCTACAACTTGAAAAGGATTCAACCATGGCTTTAACATCACCAGGCGTACAAGTAACAGTAATTGACGAAAGTCAATATATT